CCACCAGCAACTAAATCTATAGTTCCATAAGTATATCCAGATCCACCTTTTGCTATATTAATAGATTCTACTTTAGCATCATTATTAATAACTAAAGTTGCTTCAGCACCAGAACCATCTCCACTTACAGGAACACCAGTATAAGTTCTGTTTGCAGTTCCTATACCAGATCCTCTATTAATAATAGTAGCAATTTTCAATTGCCCACTAGTTGATGCATTATCTCTTACAGCAGCATTATCTGAGCTTGTTTCCCAATCACTAGGGACAGGCATAAAATTAGTAGAATCAAACTTTGCAATATCACTTGGTTTAATTGTATAAAGATATTTCCATACATAACCATCTCCACTATCACCTGCTGCTTTAGGTTCAAGATCTGTAAATGTAGGTTGGTCTAGAGAAGGTCTTCCTGAAGTATTTTCTGGGTCTGTTCCGTTTTGAAGGCAAATATAAACTTTATAATCTTCATTTACTACAAAGTATTTTGAGGCATATAAATTAGTAGCACCAGAAGGTTTTGCTGTATTTGTTCTACTAATATCTCCTCTATACATATCATAAGTTATACCAGAAGTCCAAGTATTCTTACTAACCACTCTACGTACATCAGAAGTAGTAATCTTCTTCAACGCAACCATAGTATCCCAATAATCATCTTCTTGGTCAAAACTATCCTTAGGTGCTGGAGGATTGCTATCCCAAGTAGAAGAATAGTTAGTGGCATTAGGTAAACCAACAAAAGAATAATAAGAATTGATTGAAGAAGTTGCTGCTGAAACAAAATTCTTAGCGTTCAATATTCTTAGTTGATCAGTTATAATGGCTGACATTTTTACTTATTTTTTAGTTATTTATGAATTATAATTTAAGTATCTTAATGGATTAACCCTTTCAATTATTGGAGAAGTAGTTATTCCTATTAATCCATCACTATTACCAGCATAAGAAGTAAATACTCTTGCTGATCCTCTTGGAGCAGTAGCAATTCTACCCCAACTATATTCACCAAAGAACTCACTATATCCAAGTCCAGTTAAACCATTATAATCCTGAACACTGACTGTGACTTGTGCAACATAGGTTAATCCAATTCCTATACCCATAGTTTGAGCAATAGAAACATTAGCAACTTCATATACATTATCTAGGAAGGAAGTTCCTATTCCCACCACAGTTCCATCTTGATATAGAGAAGTTACTGAAGCACCTACATTGGAATTAAAGACAGTAAAGTAATATCCAGTTGCAATTCCACTTACTGTAAGAGCACTTCCTACAGTAGCAGCATTTCTGAATAATGACTCCTTAGGAAGAAGTAAATCAAAGACTATACCTGTAGATGCTACTCCAACAGATGTTGTAGATATACCAGATATAATACCAAAATCACCAGAATAAGATACATCATTAATAGTTTCTATGGAAGCAGCTGATTTAGGTTCTCCAATAAGAATTGCTGGAGCAGCAGTATTGGTATATGCATATCCAGTAGTAGTTCCTGCATAAGAAACATTAATTGCACTAACAGTTCCCACTCCACTTATACTTGCAGTTGCTTGAGCACCTTGAGAAGTAGATAATCCTATTGGAAGAGAAATTGAGACTGTGGGTGCTATAGTATATCCAACACCAGGATTGGTTATATCAAATGAACTTAGAGTTCCAGTATCAGAAATTAAAGCAGTAGCAGATGCTCCTACCAAACTATCTTGAGAAACAATTCTAATATCAGTTTGTCCACTGTAATTTTCTTTAGAACTATCAAAGAATGTTCTAATGTTAGAAACAAATATTACAGTAGAACCTACACCCACTGATTGGATAATATTAGTATTAGGATATATCAATGGTTCATAATGAGGTCTATCCTTAGTAACTACCTCACCATCTATAATTTTATCTTGAGTTTGTCTAGACCAACTAATAGATCTTTCAAAACTTTCATTAGTAGTAATACCAGGACCAGGATAGAGATTTGTATTAACACTATCAGAAGAATTAACAATAGTTACTGTTCTCTTATTCTCTTCTAAACCAATAGATTGGTCATATAATTTTAATTCATCTCCTTTCTTAACTGTCTCTAATATATCAACAGTAGCAACATCAACAGAACCAGTTCCTCTATAGAAGAGAATTTTAGAAGTGTCTCCTGATTTTGGAGCTTCTTTAAATGTTATAAAACTACCACCTTTAAATTCATAACCATCTCCAGGACTTTGAAGAATATCATTAATGAATACTAATATAAGAACTTCAACATCTATATTTGAACCTGGTTTGGATTGGATAGTTTGTTGTACTCCATTTAAATTCAAGGCAAATGATATTGTCTTTCCATCAAATAGTGAATCTAATGGATCAAGAACTTGGAAGTCTCCAACTGTCCATCCAGCAAAACTATCACTAACAGTTTCCTGAACAGTTAACTGGAATTCTCTAAATTCTGCAGCACCTGCAGTTGGAATACCTACAGTACCACCAACTCCTATGGTTAATTTTTGAGTCTCACCATAACCATATCCTTGATTGGTAATTTCAAAATCAATTACACTTCCACCTAAACCAACAACTACATTAGCTCTTGCTTCTGATCCTACTCCAGATTGGTTTGAAGAATAGAATAGAGGCATATTATCATATGATAATGGTTCATCTATAACCACTGATGGAGGATTAGTTGAAGTATAACCAGTTCCAGGATTGGTAATAGCAATACTTACAATATTGCCACCACTAATAGCAGCAGTACCAATAAATTCAATATTAGGTGCTCCTGTACTTAGTGTCTGAACTCCTACATTAACTACAGTTTGAATACCAGTTCTATATCCAGAACCACTGTTTCCTATGCTTACAGAACTAATAGTACCTAATCCAGAAACAATAGCAGTACCACCAGCAGCAACCAATGGTTGATATCCCAAACCTTCTGTAGACCCAACAGAAACAATAACACCACCTAATGGTACGTTAGAACTATTAGGATCAGAAGCAACTGAAGAAATAGATCCTGTAAACTGAATACTAGTAATTCCTACACTTTCTACTAGTGTATAATCACCAGAAACAGATACCCCACCAGTATATCTCTGTGGTCCTTGAGGAACTTGATTAACTAATATAAGAGCATTATTTGTAGAGAATCCTGCAATATTGCTTCCTCCAGATTGAAGAGTAAACTGAGTAGTCAATCCAGTGAAATTGGAAGAAATATCATCAAAGATATAGTTACCAGCATAAGGTTCATCAGAACTACCAGTAATACCAGATCTCATAAATGATCTACCATTAAATGATGAGTGAGTAGCAATACCAACCCAATCCCTTTCATCTGGTTCGTTAGTAGTAGTTGAAAGTGGAACTAATCCAACAGGAGCAGTAAAGAAGTTAACAGTACTATCAACAATATTATAATTTCCTTCTACCTTAGTAATTAAGGTATTATCACTATGAACACCTGATTGTGTACCCATCCAAGGTCTAGTAACAAGTAAAACGTTGGTAGCACCCAATCCAACAGAATCTACCTTCATAATCTCATCACCAATCTTCAGCATATCTCCACCAGTAATAGAGGTGATACCTGACAATTTAATCTTATCTGTAGTGGCAGATACATCAGCAGTAACAGTGGTAGTTACAGCAGTAGAAACTATTGGTGATTGAACCACATTATCAATACTTAATATACATCTAGAGTTTTGTTTAGTGGAAGTAAATGAATGAGAAGTTCCAACTCCAACTGCACTAATATCCAAATAAGTAGGATTGGTCTTTAATGCATTCTCTGCAGAAGTAGCAAGTCTAAGAGTAGAATCATCTACCTTAACAGCATATACTGTAGAAGGCATTTTATCTGTAGTACCATAACCAGGTATAGCTTGTGAGGCAATTTCAATAGCAGAAGTAGTACCAGATCCAGTATATCTGTAAGATAATTCTTCTCCAGTAACAAAGTAATGATCTGGCAATCTAATTGTATCTTCTGCTAAACTAACTGTAGTAGCAGCACTTCCTACAAAGTCTCTCTTAAAGATTGGGAGTTGTCTATGCTTAAGATCAAATGCTCTCTTAACATCAGTCTCAGTAGCAGTATAAGCACCAAAACCAGTATCAATGGTAGCATTAGTTAAATCTATTTTAGTATTCTCATTTGCCTCATCAACTAGTCTCATAGCAGCTTGGAATACCCTAACCTGAACATTAGCACTTGCTATAGGTTTAAATGTTAAAGTGGTATAGTCTCCAGAAATAGCAGCATTAAAATCACCAAGGTTTGTTACAGTTTGGTTAATAGCATACTCTGTAAAGTA